CCAAAAGAGTCCAGGTACGGTGCGAACATGAGGGGTTATCATTCCTTACGATAACCCTACCCGAATTCGGAAAGGACCTCCAAAAAGGTCTTGACCGAGGTCGGGTCGATCGCGATCTCTTCACTGGTTTCCAGTGGAGGGCAGGTCTCCCCCTATTTCTAGGAGGTTTCCTCGATCGTGTGTTCGACCGTGGTAGTGGTGAGTTGGTTGACTCACCTGACATAGATGCAATCTTTGCAATTCGGCAACTTACGTTGTCTTTTGCAAAGATCGCCCTCCCTTGCAGCGATGTAAGGGAAAGGCGAGCTATGTCAGATTACGTCAATTGTGAGAACGAGGTGAAGGAGCATGATGCGAAAATATCCGAGAGTGATATACTTTCGGACTTTTCACGTGTTAGCTCCCTTTTGTTTGCGGATATATTCTCCAAAGTCGACAAAGCAGTCTACGATGGAGTCCTTATCCCCAAACACGGACCAGGCGCAACAGCGGATAGATACCGTGGAAACGGTAAATATTCGCTACGCAAATGGACCGATCGTCTGGAAGAGTATTTCCCTGCGGGGGAATACCTCTTGCCTAACTGGTCATTTTTTGACCAGTATGACGATATTCACCACGTCGAACCCGGTTCCGAAACCCCCGTCAAGGTGGTCTCGGTTCCTAAAACGCAAAAGACACCTAGAATCATTGCGATTGAACCCTGTTGCATGCAGTACGTGCAGCAAGGGATTCTTCGCGAGATTCTGGAGGCGATTCAAGGAGTTAACCACCTTGATCACTTCCTCGGATTCCTAGACCAAACGCCTAATCAGCGAATGGCTAAGAAAGGGTCCATCGATGGATCCTTAGCGACACTCGATTTGAGTGAAGCGTCCGATCGTGTCTCGAATCAGCTCGTACGGTTGCTACTGCGCAATCATCCACATTTGCATCGTGGAGTTGACGCATGTCGCAGCCGGAAGGCTGATGTACCTGGCCACGGAGTAATCCGTTTAGCCAAGTTCGCGTCCATGGGTTCAGCTCTCTGTTTCCCATTTGAGGCGATGGTTTTCTTAACCATCATCTTTCTTGGGATTGAAAGAGATCTCAACTCACCCCTTAGCCATCATACTGTTAAACAGTATGTGGACAAGGTGCGCGTCTACGGGGACGATTTGATTGTCCCTGTAGAAAAC